CATCGCGTTTATCGTCTTTACCAGTAAATTTCAAAAGCTGAGTAATTAGATCGTCGCCCCAAGAACCGTAAGGAATATAAACTTTACCTTGAGAGCAAAGAGCTTGGAAGGCTTTGGCATTCGCCGCCTTACCTTTACTAGAATTAACCCACTCAAGTTTAAAGAACGCTCTTCTACGTTGCTGCTCTTTAAGGATAAATGGTTCCATAGCTCTTCGGATAATGCCGGATTCAGCAGCCCAGAACATTGGGTCGTGGTCTAAATAAAGCTGCATCATGGCGTCGATAGATTTATCTAAAGTGACTTGACCTTCCCACCAATCTAAGATCCATAGATTTTCTTGAGTGTCAAATCCGCAAACACCTTGCTCAGTCCAGTCTCCGCTATCGGGCGTCACTGCGTAGTCACCGGCTGCAAACTTTACGAGCTTCGTGGGTTCTTCGCCTAGTCTAAATCTTTTAAACCATTCTTTCTTAAAGAACGAACCCTCTTCGGGCGTAGGATCTTGCATATATTGAGCCATGAACGTTGCGCTATCTGCTAGTTTCATAGCCTTCAATTCCTCAAGGGTATGTTTGTATGGCCAGATAGACTTACCATCTTTGATCGCCGGAATGATCACCTCGTGAAATTCTTCACCCATCCCTCCGTTTCTCACAAACCCTGACATGTCGTCTTCGTGAAGTCGCTGCATGACAATGATGATCGGAGTTGATCTAGAGTTCCGTCGCGATTTGATCGTCGTGTTAAGACGCTGATTTACCTTGGTACGTTCTTTTTCGTTCTCCGCATCGTCGACCTTTATCGGATCGTCAATGACAATAGCACCGTAAAAAAGACCATCCTCCGGTTGTTCAAGTACACCTGCACCGAAGCCTGTGACTGGGCCACCCGCCGCCGTTGCATAAAGACCACCACCCTGCTCTGTGTACCATTTCTTTTTACTGTCTGCATCGTCTTTGATCTTAACTGGCCAAAGTTCTTGGTACTCAGATGATCCTACAAGCTCACGACATTTCGCGGAGTTGTCGAGTGCAAGTTCGTCGGAGTAACTCAAGTGAATGAACTTCGCACGTGGGTTGTTCGCAATACACCGCGCCATCCAGTCAATAACAACGAGCTGCGTTTTTCCGCTGCGTGGAAAGATATTGATCAGTAAGTTTTTGATCTCACCGCTTTCGACTTTACGAAGTGCATCTTCTAAGATTTGATGATGGTCGGCTGGTACAAAAACTTCGCCACGTTGCTTAAAGAAATGTTTAGTGAATTCAATCTGGGAGCTCTGTAATTTTTCCCTCAATAACATCTTGTCTACTACGTGCGCCAATGGCTGCAAGTCCTGCGGCGAGGTCTCGCAGTTCTTCAGTAGAGAACTTACTGAGGAGCTTTTCAAGATTGACCTCCTGCGTCATATTGATATTGAAATCTTTTGGCATGATACGAGCGGCAGCGCTGATGTAAGCGGCAACATCGTTTTCTCTACATCTTTTAAGAGCATCTGCACCATGTTCTTCCCAGTCAGCCATAAAGTCTTGAACAAACGCTTCTGCGAACTTGTTTCTTGAACCTTTAGGACGTCCAGGAGATTTAATCTCTCCGTTTATCATCCTTTGTTGCGAAGCTCTTTGCGCCGGTGAATAACCACGCTTATATTTAATTTTAGGTGTTGCGTTCTGCGTTTCTTGAGTTGTCATACATCGTATCCGTCGGGGTTGTACGTTATGTCTCTTGTCTCTACTTCAATAAACACTTTCTTTTTCTCGGAAGCAGTGATGGCTGTGATCGCAATGAGACAAAGACCAGCTTTAGAAAAAGAAATAAGAGCCGAAGCAACTCCGGAAGTCAATGTCTGATTAGAAATTCCAGCCTCGCCGAATTTCACCTCCCATGTTACGGAGGTTATAGTACTGTTATCTGCTTGCCACGGTCTAAAGTCAATCTCGTACGTCGTGGCGTCGCCCTCTGCGGCTGTGTCCGAAAACTTAAGCGGATTTATTTTCGCCGCGACAACGAAGCTTGTACTCATACCTGACCTTTTTGAAACTTAAACGCTCCGCGCACCCCTTATGGATCTACAAAGGTGCGATCGAATCGATAGGTAATACTACCTTAATTTTCCGATTTAATAAAGTTAAAAGTACAGTTACCCTTTTTTCTGAATGTTTACAATAGGTTGCGATAAGATCTTTATAATTTTCTCCGACTATTCGGAGCTTCATTTCCGGTGTGAACTCAATAACTTGACTAATCGCGGCCTCTAAAGGTACATTTCCATGCTCGTCGAGCCTTGAAATTAGATCTTCGACGCAGCCCTCTGGAACGGGTGTGATACTATTTTCACTGAAAGTTACGATGTTCAAAACTCCTCGCGTCCTCGCGGCATACTTCCATCGATCATTTTCTTCGAGGTCAAATTCAATAAACAGGTAAGAAGGAAACAACGGAAGCTGTTGTTTTATGATCTTCGAACCTTTTTTGTGGGTTTGTAAGTAAACGGGAAGAAATATTTTGAAATTCTTAGCTCTTAATTCTGCGGCTGCGAGATACTCTTTATTTGGGTTGCTTTGAACTACGTACCATCTCTTCATTGCGTGATCCTTATAGGTTAAACACGCTCCCTTATCTCTAAACTACCTTACAAAACGCAGAAAATAAATAAAAAACGCAAAAACCACCAACCTAGGTCCAACCTAGATAATAAAATTAGTCGTTTATCTAGGTGGAGCGAACAGAGCTCGCAGCTGCCCTAGATAACCTAGGTAACCTAGGTACTTTTCCAACCTTCTATACAGGAATAAAAATATAATATATAATATGTAAATATAAAATATAATTCTATATAGTTTAATAGAATTTACCTAGGTTACCTAGGTTATCTAGGTTGGAGCCTTGAAATCGTTAGCTTTTTTAAAAACCGCTACCTAGGTTCGACCTAGGTTGGACCTAGGTTTTGGAGCCCTAAAACAATAAAATCCTAAAACATCTGTTTTATGTGCGAAATATAATTAGTCAAAAAAGATGTAATATTTTCACAATTATACAGTTTTAAGGCTTTACTTCTTTGTCAAAATCCACAATAATATAATTGTAAGTTTGATTAAATCTTACACCGTGTAAAGAAAAGGAAAGCTAAAATGAAAACCAAATTGACAGTGTACTTTGAAAAATTACCTTCCGAAGCCAAAATCTTAAAAGAACTTCAAACTGATTATGGTTTCAGAACCTCCGAATTACGTCAAGTCAAGATCTTAAATGTTAAGCGTGAAAATTTTAACACAACGGACGATAAGTACACCGCTTTTGAAGTTACGATCTCCGCGCCTGTTAAGATTTTAGAAGAAGTAATAAACAGAAACAACACGCCACACTAATCAACACAAGTAACAGGGAGAACACAATTATGGTCAGAACATACGACGTTTACGCGATTAGAAATGACAAAGAGTACAAGCTAAATACAACACCAATGACACACAAACAGGCTTGCACTTTCAAAAGCAAATTTACCATTCGAAAAGAAACAACCTATATGTTGAAGGAAATCGCGTAACCATGACCCGCATTAATTGTGTCCCCGTACAGGAACTCACAGACAAACACCTATTAGCAGAGTACCGAGAACTGCCGCGCGTATTCAAGCTTGCCCGCCGATGCCCCGACGCGCCGAAGAATTACACGCTAGGCGCGGGGCATGTTAAATTCTTTTACGACAAGCTGCTTTATTGTCAAAAACGTCAAGTTCAGCTTTACGAAGAAATGAAGTTGCGCGGTTTTAAACCAAAGTACGACCCTGAAGAATTATGGCACTACCATCCTAAAGCTGGTGGTCGAACATTTGAATATCAATGGGAAGACTGGGCGCCAACGCCCGAAGCTTTAGAGATCAATCGCAACCGAATTGGCGAGCGTATTCTAGCCTCAAAACTTAAGAAACAACCGCAAGCCTTTGATAAGGTTAAAATTTAAAATAACTTTACTTTTACAAAGGTCTAGGGCAATTTTAAAACGGTACTTGGGCGCGGTGTAGTTACACGGCTGCGCTCCTAACGGATAGGATAAAACTGATGCACGATGTGTGTACCCCACGCAGCTTTCCCAAGTTTTTATCCGACGCGCCTGAGTACCGTACTATCGTGTGTAGGAAAGCTTAATGAATATCAAGGCAGCATATAGCGAAAAGCTAAAGTCCTCCGACCTGAGTGTCGCAGAGGGTAAGCGTCTAGGATTTGAAATTATTGAACGGCCTGAGAAGTTACAAGACCATTTCTTTTCAGTGCCAGCATTTAAAATTCCTTACTACGATATGAGCGGTAAGGATACGGGGTTTTATCGAATTCGATATTTAACGGGAACGAAGAAAGGCTTTGCGAAAGCGACGCGCGAAAAGGATAGACGCTACGACCAGCCAGCCGCAGAGATGCCGCAACTTTACTTTCCCAAACTAATGGCGAAGAATACGACTTGGGAAATTTATTGTACGAAGTCGAAATTCCCGTTGATATTTACAGAGGGTGAGTTGAAGGCTGCGTGTGCGACGAAGCACGGCCTCCCGACAATTGCTCTTGGTGGTGTTTGGAACTTTAAGTCCAAGAAGAACGGATTGAAGCGTATTCCCGTTTTTGAGGAGATTGACTTTAAGGATCGCGACGTTTACATTGTTTTCGACAGTGACAGCGCCACAAACCCGCAAGTGTTACAGGCGCAATATAAATTCGCGGAGCAAGTGTTTAATCTTGGCGGCATACCGATAATCGTGAACATACCGAAAGTAGAGGGTAAGAAACATGGAATTGATGACTTCATCGTCGAGTTTGGCGTGGATGCGTTCAAAGAATTATTGCAGGATAAGGATCGGCATCTGGAATTCTCGTTCGTCCGCGAACTACTACGCCTTAACAGTGAGATCGCGGTCGTCCACCGTCCCGTTGCAATTATTCACTATCCGACAGCGCAGCTTCTTAATCGTGGGGACGCCCAAGTTTTATATGCGAACGCCAAAATGATGGATCAAGTCCTCAAGGCTCCGACGAAAACTGAACTGAAGAGTGACCCAGATGCAAAGCCATCCGTAGAGTACAAGGAAGTTGCGACCTTTGATAAGTGGCTGCAATGGGAAAACAGAGGCGAGGTCTGGGCGCCAGTGTACGAACCAGGAAAAGAGAAGTTCGTATGGGACGGAGAGCGGAGAAACTTTAACACGTGGAAGGGTTGGGGATGCGAACCACAAAAAGGGGACATAAGTTTATGGAAGTGGCTTTTGGATCAGATTTTCAAAAACGCAAAGCCGGAACACCGGAAATGGTTCGAACAATGGTGTGCTTATCCTATTCAGCATCCAGGAACAAAGATGTTTACATGCCCTATACTATTTGGACAATTAAAGGGGACGGGGAAATCGTTGCTCGGCCTATCCCTCATGAGCATATATGGTGAGAATGGCGCTGAGATAACCGACACGCAATTAGAGGATGAGCGCAATGTCTTTGCAGCAGAGAAGCAATTCGTTCTGGCGAACGAGGTCACGGGTAGCGATAAGCGAACAATGGTTGGTCGGTTACGTAACCTTATCACCCAGCACACCGTTGTCATCAACAAGAAATACCAACCCGACTACGTTATACGCGACACAATTAACTACTTTTTCACATCTAACCACGTGGACGCTGTATATATGGAAGATGACGAAAGACGCTTTTTTGTGCACGAAGTACTTGGGCCTCGGCTCGTGGACGTTGATAAGAAGAAAGTGGAAGCCTATGATGCTTGGTTTAAGAGCGGCGATTGTGCGAAAGCTTTATTTCATCATCTACTTAATATTGACCTCAGTGGGTTTGATCCTACTGCACCTGCTCCTGATACCTTTGCTAAGGCAGCTATGGTAGCAGCCAGCAGAAGCGAAATTGAGAACTGGACGTTTAAACTACGCGAAGACCCTGACACTTGCTTACGTAGTGGCGCGGTGGTGTTGCCGTATGGCCTTTACACGTGCCGACAGCTTATAGATATCTACGCAGGTGACGAAGGTAAGAAGCCATATGAAAAGACAATGACAAATGCGCTGCGTAAAGCTGGCTTTATGAAGGCTGCGCACGACCAAAGCTGTCCGACGCGAGATGGTAAGGTAAATCTCTGGGCGATACGGGATTTCTCGGACCACAAGAAGAGCGCAAAGGAAATAGGAGCTCTTTACGACAAAGAACGTGAACTAAAAGAAACAAAGAAGTATGCAAGAGGAAGTTAAGATGAAAGTCACTGATGTTATTGTTGGATCGTGTCTTATTTTTGCAATTTGCAGTTATATTGTAGATAAAAACACGATTAAAGAACTAAAAATACAAGTTGAACAATGCGACTATCAAATTCAACAATCTATGTTGGATAGTGTAGAAAAAATTCAAGCAATGGAGAAAGTAGAATGAGCGTAACAATTACAGACGGATTTAATTTTGGTATAGGAATTGGTCTTGCTATGCTTTGCATATGGATACCAATCTTAATCATTGCCGCTATTTTGGGGAGGTAGCATGCACCACTGCATGAACGCATCAATCCCGCAGCACATTTACGGCTACGTCGAAAATCAGTTTATGTTTGGTGGTGATGAAGCTGTAACTGGATTGCATCCTTGCGTCATTTTTGGCGTGACTTCTATCCCTAGCCGCACACTGCATTTTTCGATTTTGTGCGAATCTGGCGCACAATGGGCGCGTGTGCCGCTGCATTTCTTGCGGCACGAAGAACCGAGTAATGACACAAAACACGCCTTGCAAGAATTGCAATGTTGGGATTGCCACGGGTGGGATTTTTCCGTGACGCAGTACGAATACCTGCGCGAAATGTCATGTACGTTCAAGAACAGAAGCGGTAAAATTATTCCAGCCACATACTGGTTCACGCTAGACCATACGGATAATGGCTACAGCAACTACCCACCTGAACACAAGTGTTACCATTTACTACGTCTCGACGACGGCTCAGGCCAGATTGCAGCCATGCCGAATAACAGGATTGTCTGGCAGGATTTTAGCTTTGTAAAAGAATTTCCGCTACCAAAATACAAAGTTGTGTCCGCCGAAACTTATCACGCTGAAGAATCTACAGTTAACGCGCAAGATACTGCCAACACCCAAGAGGCCAAAAGTTTTGAAGAAACAAAACTATACGATAAACAATATTTCTACGACAAACAAGATAAGAAGTGGGTGAAAATATGAACAGCGACGAAATGCCGTTAAAGCCTTGCCCGTTTTGCGGAAGTATGCCGGAATATACGCATGATCAACATGGTCGTTCATGGCTTAGATGTAAGCGTTGTTTTATTGGTATTGATCCTCAATGGTACGGCGGGGATTTAGGAGTTACAGAGGCATCATGGAATACTCGCGCCGACACAGTGCCGGAGGATAAGGACGTTGCTGATGCGGTAGAACGCTTCCGATCTTCTTTGTTTTATGCGGCATGTAAATCTGAATTTCCTTCTATGTTTAACGCTTGCGAAACGCTCATTCGTGCCGCAACCGCCAAGCGCGATTGTGAGCAACGTTTGAGCAACACAGAAATATTGATGTTTGTTCGCGGCTGGCAAGGCGGAACTGTTGATCAAATTGCTGCTGAATTAGGCGTAACAACGCTTGATATTATCAATGCTGATTATGACCGCATGCAAGATTTAATGCGTTTGGCGCAAAGCAAGCGCAACGTCGCCGAATACCGCGCTGGTAAGGAAGAATGATGATAGCAATATTTGTAATAGCCCTGTCAATTTACTATGTGATTGGTTGGTTTTTTGCCGTTGTAGAGCAAAATAAACCGCACAGTCATGGTTTGTGGACGATAGCCATATGGCCTTATGTTGCAATAAAAAGAATGAGATTTTTAAAATGACCCCAGAAGAACATCGCAAGGCCGCATTGGATGAATTCAAATTGCTTTACAAGCACGGAGAAAAATTCGGTGCTGAAATAATGGTTAAATGTTTTATTTGGTGCGAAAAATACCAAAATGATATCGAAGCCGCGCTTTCCGCGCCAGCGGTGCAGCCAGATTTAGAAGCAGAGGCTTTTGTGAACCGCACCATTCATAACTTCACCCGATTTCCAAATGAAATAGAAAATTCCCCGCAACAGAAAAAAACTTTAGAACTTTGGCTGCGAATACAGGAAATTGTTAAAAAGCACAACGGAAGCTAACATCATGCAAAACCCTTGGGAAATTTTAGGCGTACATCGTAAGTCAACGGACGAAGAAATCCGAGAAGCTTTTCACAACCTTGCAAAAATCTACCATCCAGATACAATGGAAAAAAGTTACTCATTTAAATTCTACCAGATAAACGAAGCCTATCAGTTAATCAAGGATAAGAAACGACGTACTGAGTATCTAAAGCGTCTGACCGGAACTTCCTCTTGTAAGGAGTGTACCGGAACGGGCGTTCGAACTAAGTCTAAAGGGATAACAGCTAAGACATATCTGGCCTGTAAAGGTTGTAAAGGTTCGGGGTTAATTTTTAACAAGAAGGAAAATAAAAATGTCGTTATTGAGTTACGAGGAACTGCTGGCTCTGGCCGCAAGGGGAGTGATAAAGAACGTTGATACGGAATACATAAACGCTGCTTCCATAGACATCACTTTAGGAAGTTTGGTTATGATAGAAGACAGAGACGCACAACCAGAAACAATATCTTTGGCGAAGCGCGAGCGTCCAAAAATGGTAACATTCAACTGTGACACAGGATTTCTTTTACGTCCAGGAGATTTTATCCTTGCACAATCTGAACAAGAGTTTAATCTTCCTAACGATATCAGCGCAGAATATAAGTTAAAATCTTCTATGGCGCGGATAGGAATTAACCATGCACTTGCCGGCTGGTGTGATGCTGGCTGGAACGGTTCTGTACTAACCCTTGAACTTATGAACGTAACAAGAAATCACACGATTGAACTACGTAAAGGCGACCGCATTGGTCAGATGATTTTCTTCCATCACCGCGAAGTTCCTAACGATAAAAGCTATGCGGCGCGTGGGAGGTACAACAATGATAAGAAAGTGGAAGGAGCTAAAGAATGATACATAAATTTGTACAGTACATGATCTTGAGACAATGGATGGATTGTTATGTTATAAAGAAAGGCAATTCGTATTTCGACGAGACATTAAGTCCAACACAAAGAAAGTGTATAGATCAGAAATCAGCTTCTTGGTGGCGGGATAATCCACAAGCTAAAGTTGTAAGAATTTCTTTGAAAGAAATAAACGAGAACCCTACATGAAAACAGCTAATCCTAAAATGTGGGGTATCGGCTTTACTTGTGGCTCTTACGATCTTCTTCACGCTGGACACGTACTTGCGTTAAAAGAAGCAAGCGAAGGTTGTGAATATTTAATCGTTGGTTTACAGTCCGACCCTACCATTGATCGACCTGAAAAGAACAAGCCTATTCAAACGCTCGAAGAACGCCAAATTCAATTAACAGGTTGTCGCTATGTGGACGACGTGATTATATATAACACAGAAAAAGAACTTTACGATTTCTTGGCGGAGAATTCTCGGGGTATCGATATTAGATTTCTAGGGGAGGATTGGAAAGGTAAGCCGTTCACCGGCCACGAACTACCCATACCTTGCGTATTCACTTCCAGAACGCACGCATATTCATCCTCTAATCTGCGTAGAAGGGTTTATTGGGCTGAAAAGGCTAGAAAATACGAGGAATAGCTCGGCTAATAATATTACTCAAAGAAGAAATAATGTTAGTCAAAAATATACACTTTTAAGCTTTACTTCTTTGTTCGAATGCAGGATAATCTACTTGTAAGGTCAATTCTGTCCTTACTTCGTGTAAATAGGGAGCAATAAAATGTCTAATGTAGTTGATTTCTTTATCTATAAAGAGACTGGTCTTCAGGTCGATCCGGAAGAATACGCCTTCGCCTTTGAAGCTCTAATCCTAAATCATCCGAGTGGCTGGGTTGTTAAGATCCTAGAGACCGCTCGTTTCATTGCAAAGAATGGAGGTTGATATGTTGCCGGTTGTAGAAATAGCGCCAGATAATTTTGATCTTGTCGCTCAAATCGCAGATCGCGTAGAGCGCAAGCGTAACCAAGACGACCATGAATTTGATCGGATGCGTTTGATGATAGACATTATCAGTGCTGTCGAAGCGGATCCGAAGATCAATCTTAAAACATTACTCAGCTTTCCAGATGGATCTTTCTTCCACGATGTCGCTGGCATTCAAAAGCACATAGACAGAGAAACTGGAAAGATGACAGATTGTTTCGTACCACGTTGCACGCGCGAGGTCGAAATGACTACTTGTAAGACGTGCTCTGAAGAAATGCCGAAGGGTGGTCAGTATGGTACTTGCTGTTCCGCTTCCTGCTGGCGCCAAGCATACGTGTATTGAAAGGAAAGCTAACATGTCTAAAGTAAATCTTAAGCAAGCTGCGATAGATACTGCCGGAGATGCGGAGCCTGAAGTTACTATCAGCGAAGATCTTCTTTTAGAAATTTGCCCAGCCAGCGTTCTAAAGCAGTTCAAAGCTGCAAAGAGTATAGGAGCTAGAGCGGATTTCTTGTACAGTGTAGATAAAGGCGAGCTGAAAAAGCTGCGTGACGCTTATAAGGCTATGGACAATTTTGTCACAAAACTTGAGCAGTGGTTTATCCAAGAGCTGAGCGACGACGAGCGTGGCGTTGCTGGTAAAGTTGGCCGCGTAGAAGTTAAGGTTAAAGAGTTGGCCACTGTAGAAGACTGGACAGCGTTCTATGCGCACATCGCCAAGAAGAAAGAGTTTGATCTTTTGAACAAAGCTCTGAACCAGAAATCTATACAGGCGCGTTGGGAAGACAACAAAGAAATCCCAGGAGTCGGTAAATTCTCTAAGAAGACAATCAGCTTAACAGGAGTGAAATAAGGTAGAATGTCTTACTCGTATAAATTGACAATCATAGTGATGAATAAGAAGACGAAGGAAGTATTGGAGACAAAAGAAGAATCATTCTACTCTATCTACAATGCAGAACGTCGGGCTATAGAAGCCAAAGACTACAACATCTTCTTTACACAGAGCCCAAACAAAGTAGTCACAAAAATTGAAATGATAGCCGCATGACTTACCAACCATTTTCTTTCGAAGAACTGAAAGATCTTAAGAAAGAGCTTAATCGACTACAAGACTGTGAGGTTTTAAATAAACACTACACTATTGTTATCGCACAGACCATACAAGTCGTACAGCAGAATATGACAGAACTAGCAACCCAACAACGTGGATTATTGTCCGCAGTATAAGGAGACTAAAATGGCTAAGAAAACAACAGGAACTGATCTTGTCAAATGGGAAGAAAAGTTTGCCAATATTGCTCGCGAGAATGCTAAGAACGTCAAAGTTTCGCAGGGTAAATTTTTGAGCTTTAAATCCGGACAGATGTCTTTTAATGGTGAAGAGATCGAGGATAACGAACTGCGCTGCGTTATTGTCGGCTGGGCGTACCACAACGCCTATTACGATCCAAGCGTTCGTTACGACCCTAAGAACCCACAATCACCTCTTTGCTATGCTACGGCAACGAGCGAGGAAGAGTTAGTCCCGCATGAAGAAGCTCCAGAAAAGCAAGCCTCAGCCTGTTTGGGTTGTCCTTTGAATGAGTTCGGAACAGCTGCTACTGGTCGGGGTAAGGCTTGCAAGAACGGTATCAGGCTTGCACTTATCGCAGAAGATGATATGAACGACCCTTCCAGTGCTGAAGTTGTTTATGCGGCGATACCAACAAAGTCTATTAAGAACTGGCTGATCTATGTCACTAGAGAGCTACGTGACAAAGTTGGTCGTCCAAGCTGGGCTGTTGTAACTTCCATGAAATGTACTCCGGATGCGGAAAGTCAGTTTAAGATAACCTTCCGAAACGAAGAGCTTATCGAGAACAGCAAATTGTTCGATCCTCTCGAAAAGCTTTGGGAAAGTACCATGGAAGGGATTGACTTCCCATATCAAAAACAAGAGAAGGTTGAGAAGCCTAAGAAGGGCAAGCCTCAAAAGTTTGCGCGGCGATAACTCTCAGGGGAAATCGTGTGCGTGAAAGACCAGCCAGTCTTGTTGGCTCCCTGTTATCAGGGCTGGCTGGTTCTTTAAACTGCGGAGAGTAAGATGAAAGAACTTAAAAATTGGATAGAGTTGAATATTGCGTTGCTAAACAGCAGCGAGGAGTTCTGTAAGCAACTCTTAGACTTTGAAGTTAAGAACAAAAAACGTGTGACCTTTGTGAGGCGAATATTCGGTCGTTGGGCCATGCTTAGAAATCGCAGTGAACTGGCAAAAGTTTTAAGAAAGATTTCAAAGTGAAGATCCCAAAAGTAGTAGCTATAGATTTCGAGACCAAAGGTATCGAAGAGCGACCTGACTATCCTCCTGTCCCAGTCGGAGTTTCTATTCAGTGGTACAATCAGAAAGTGCCAAAGTATTTTTCTTGGGGTCATAAAACAAATAACAATTGTACGAAGGAAGAAGCAGCTTTGGAGCTCAAAAAGATTTGGGCAACAGAATTCCCTGTTCTATTCCACCATGCTAAATTCGACATTGACGTTGCAGAGACGCATATGGGTATGGTACCACTACCTTGGCATAGAATTCACGATACGCAATTCCTATTGTTCTTACAAGATCCACATGCAGAAAGTCTAGCGTTAAAGGCTTCAGCTGAACGTCTTTTAAACATGAAGCCTGACGAGCGTGATGCCCTTATGGAATGGATACTGAACAACGTTCCAGAGGCGGCGAAGAAGAAATCTACATGGGGTGCGTACATCAGCGAGGCTCCTGGAACTTTAGCAGGTATCTATGCCAATGCCGACGTTACACGCACTAAGAAATTATTCGAACACCTTTACCCGATAATAGTTTCTGAGAATATGCTGGCTGCGTACGATCGCGAGCGCAAGCTACTTCCTATGTTCCTCGAAAGCGAGCGTAGAGGTATGCGCGTCGACGTTTCTGCGCTGCGTAAAGACATAGCGATGTATTACGGAGAACTTGAAAAAGCTGAAAATTGGCTTCTTAAGAAGCTGAAGCTGAAAGAGCTTAATTTTGACAGTGACGTTGAACTTTCTAAGGCTTTAGAAAATTCAAAAATCGTGACGGACTGGGAACTTACAAAAACCGGCAAGCGTTCTACTTCTAAGAAGACAATGACGATTGAAAAGTTTACAGATAAGAATTTCTTTCTTGTCCTTGGCTACCGTAACAGACTCACCACTTGCCTTCGAATTTTCATGGAGCCTTGGCTTGCTAAGGCTGAAAAGAACAAGGGATATATTAACCCGAACTGGAACCAAGTTCGCCAGCCAAAAGGTTCAGACGATACAAAAGGCACGCGCACCGGACGTCCAAGCTGCGACAATCCTAACTTTCTAAACGTGGCTAAGTCATTCGAGGATCGTGGAGACGACTGGACACACCCCAAGTTTATAGACTTAGCACCTCTACCTTTGGTTCGTAACTATACGCTGCCAGATCCTAATTGCGTATGGCTACATCGAGATTATAATCAGCAGGAGCTTAGAATACTAGCACATTTTGAGAATGGAAAGCTGATGCAGGCGTATAAGGACGACGTAAGGCTAGACGTTCACACCTTTATTCAGAACGCTGTTAAAACTCTACTCGGTAAGTTTTTCGACCGCAGCACGATTAAAACAACGGTGTTCGGGAGGATATACGGTCAAGGCTTGGGAAGTTTAGCGATGCGCCTCAAAGTTCCTGTGGAAGAAGTTAAACAAGTTCGAGACGCTCAGAACAAAGTTCTTCCTGGACTTCCAGACATTGACAAAAACATTAAAGATATGGCGCGGCGCGGAGAGCCTATTGTAACTTGGGGTGGTCGGATATATTATTGCGAAAAACCAAAGTACGTAGAAAAGTTTGATCGCGAAATGACCTTTGAGTATAAGCTTCTCAATTATCTCGTTCAAGGTTCTGCTGCCGACGCTACTAAGGAAGCTCTTATTCGTTGGTACTATCATCCGGAGCGCAAGGCTCGATTTATTGTTACCGTGTACGACGAAATTAATATATGTGCGCCAAAGAGCATCGCAAAGCAGCAGATGAAATTACTTCGTGAATGTATGGAGAGTATCGAGCTTGACGTTCCGTTGATATCCGACGGAGCCGCAGGATCAAGCTGGGGTAATTTAGAGAAAGTCAAATGGTGATTAAAACTTTTAAGAAGATAACTTCTTGGAGCTATAGTCGGTATTCTCAGTACTCAAAATGCCCTGCGAGCGCCAAATACAAGTTTATCGACAAATTGCCAGAACCACCTTCCCCAGCCATGGCGCGTGGCGACGACATTCATAAGCTCGCGGAAGCGTATGCAAAAGGAAAGCTTAAAACTTTACCAGAAGAGCTTAAACAGTTTGAAGATCAGTTCAAAATTTTAAAAGATTCTAATCCAGAGGTCGAAGTTACTTGGGCGTTTACCGCTGACTGGAACCAGACAAAATGGGACGACTGGAATAATTGTAAAGTGCGAATAAAAGTTGACGCAGCTTGCCTAGATGGTACAACAGTCTATGTTATAGACCATAAAACAGGTAAGCTTCGGGACGGGTATGACGAACAGCTTAGCCTGTACGCTGGCGCGGCAACGCTTGTCTATCCACATGTGAAGACTGTTAATACGCAGCTTTGGTTCTTGGACAGCGGCGACGTTGTTGAGAAAGAATATAAAGCCTCCGAAGGTGCTGCGATTTTAAAAGAATGGGATAAAAAGATTGAGCCAATGTTGAATGACACGAGGTTTAATCCGAAGCCAGGAAATCATTGCAGATTTTGCGCGTTCTCAAAAACGAAAGGTGGGCCATGCAAGTTTTAAAACAGTATCGTTTAGCTCAGTATTACAGAGATAGAAATTCTGAAATTTTAAGATTAAGGCGGTCAGGATACACATACGTTGAAATAGGAAAGAAATTTAACCTTACACCAGCAAGAGTCAGTCATGTATGTATTAAAGCTAGAAGATATGAGGCTTTAGACGAAAGAGCTATGATCCATGCTCAGGGAACTATAGAAGAGATAGCATGGCAATGTTTTAAACGTCTAAAAGAACTAGAGAAATACAACCCAAAAAGTAAAGGTGAACTATGAAATCTTCAAAAGACGAACTCGACCGCTCACTTGAAAGACTTTTAGAACTGCCAAAAGAACAGCAACTTGGTGTGTTAAAACAATTCTTTCGCGGAGGTGTGACCAGTGTCAGCATTAGAAAAACGAGAAGAGGCCAAGCTAGTAAAGTGGCTTCAAAGCCACAAAATAAAGTGGAAGAAGAAAGCGACCGGAGAGCTCCTAGACAGATGGATCTTTTTGCCGATGGGCCATTTGTTCATAATAGAATTGAAGAGAAAGGACAAGGGTCAATTATCTCGTCGGCAGGAAAACGAAATAAGAGATCTTAGAAAGTTAGGTTATGATGTCGAAGTCCACGATAACGCTCAACAAGCCATCGAAGCTGTCGAACTCCGCTTGGAAGCCGCATTCCTATCAGCGCAAGGCCGTGAAGTTTATGCTTCAAAACTCCTGCGCGGGTCTGTTACTCGATCCAGGATTAGGGAAGACAAGTATAAGCATCGCAGCACACAAAATTCTTCAAAAAGAAAAACTGATTAGATGTGGTCTGATTATAGCTCCGCTTCGGGTATGCTATTCTGTCTGGCCCAAAGAGCTTGAGAAATGGAGTGATTTTAAAGGAATGACCATAGGCGTCCTACATGGTTCTAAGAAAGAGAAAGCCTTAGAAGCAGACAAAGATCTTTACGTGATAAATCCTGAAGGACTTCCTTGGCTTTTGAAACATCCGCTGTTTAAAAAGAAATTTAAAGATCAAGCTCTTTACGTTGACGAAAGTAGCAAGTTCAAAAATACAACAACTCAAAGATTTAAACTGTTGCGTCCGTTCTTACCTATGTTCGGTCGCCGCTACATTCTCACAGGCTCGTTCGCTCCGAACGGTCTGCTGGATATTTTTGGGCAGATGTACATTCTTGATCTTGGTAATGCGCTGGGTCAGTACATCACGCACTATAGAAATAAATATTTCTACCCCTCCGGCTTTGGCGGTTACGAGTGGAAGTTACAAGAGGGTGCCGCTAAGCGGATACAGGATAGCATTAAACCTATGACGCTACGCCTTGACGCGGAAGATTATCTGAAGCTCCCAGACCTTATTATCAACACAATCTATGTCGATCTTGACGAACGTAGTCGCGCAATGTACGACGAAATGGAAGACGATCTTATCGCGGCACTGGATAATAAGGACGTGACAGCAGCCACCGCTGCCGTAGCGAGTAGTAAATGTTCCCAGATTGCTAATGGAGGAATATATGACGAAGACGGTAAGTATCACTTCATCCACGACCTTAAAACGGAAGCTGTATCTGAAATCGTCAACGAGCTTAATGGCTCTCCAGCCTTGGTGGCATACGAGTATGGTCATGATCTCGATAGGCTGCGAAAAAGCTTCGGGAGTTCTACACCTTACATTGGAGGCGGTGTTACACCGAAAAGATCTTCACAATTGGAAGTTGCTTGGAATAAGGGAGAACTACCTGTCCTACTTGGCCAGCCAGCATCTATCGCACATGGGCTGAACCTACAGAATGCCGGAAATCATGTCATCTGGCATTCGTTGACTTGGAATTTTGAGTACTATGATCAATTTAATCGCCGTATCCGGAGGCAAGGTAGTAAACATAATCAAGTGTTCGTACACCATATAATAGCTCGGGACACCGTGGATGAGCTTAAGCTACACGCATTAAATAGGAAATTCCGTACTCAAAAAGACCTATTTGACGCGCTTAACACTTTTCTTAAGAGAAAGAAATAAAATTATAAACAAATGTCTTTACTTATGTCTAGAGAAGAGGGATACATTACTTGGACTATCAACAAACACTTTAAAGGAGGAACTTATGTCTAAATTTGCAAAAAAACCAAAAGAGGAAGTTGCTGAAACTTCTGAGAAAAAACCAAAGACTTGGACTAACAATCCACAACTACAAGACCAAGAAACTGGCGAGACAACTCCAGCTGGTAAGGCCGTTCAAGCTAAAGCTAAGGTTCGTACCGTAGCTAAGTCGGAAGAAGAACCTGCCAAAAAAGCTCCTAAGAAAGCTGAAAAGGTAGAAAAATCTTCTGACGATCGTAAGATCACGCTGCTGACTAAAGAGAATCCGAAGCGTGAAGGTTCTGCAGCATGGACACGCTTTGAACTGTATCGTAAAGCTAAAAACGTCGAGCAGTTCTACGCTGCTGGTGGTTCAAGTGCCGACCTGCGGTATGACGAAAAAGCTGGTCATATCCAACTTTCTTAATTAATAAAGTGGCTGAGGCGTAAATCTCAGCCACTACTTTTCGTGATGAGAAATAAAATGCAAATATTTATACCGACCTATGGTCGTAGCGCTCAGCAACATACTTTCAGAAATCTTCCAAAATCTTTACAAAAGAAAACAACGCTAGTTGTACAGAAACGCGAGGCGCATCTTTACGACAACTATCCAATATTAGTGCTACCGGCAAGCATCCAAACTATATCGCCTGCGCGCCAATATATTATGAAAGTTGCCGAGACGTTCGGCCACAAGAAAGTTGTCATGCTCGACGACGATCTTAGATTTGACTGGCGTCGAATGGACGACGGAGGGAAGTTCCTCGTTGCTACGGATAAACAAGTAGAAGATCTTTTTAAAACTATCGAGAAGAAACTTGATAAGTATGCGCATGTCGGGGTACTATCTCGTGAAGGTGGAAATCGTATTCTTACCGAGACTGTAGAATGTACGCGAATGATGCGTGTTTTAGCCTATTGTGTTGAAACTTACCACAAAGAGAAAATAAAATTTGATAGACTACCCTTACAGGAGGATTTCGATGTCACACTGCAACTGCTCAAAAAAGGCTACCCAAACCTCGTGCTGTGCGGGTGGGTTAATGGTCAAGGTTCTTCCGGTGCGAAAGGCGGCTGCTCCCATTTCAGAACCATTGAGCTTCACAACGAGAATGCGAAGAAGCTTGCTGAATTTCATGCGCCGTTTGTTAAAGTCGTAGAGAAACAAACAAAAGGAGCTTGGGGTGGAAAGGCGCGTCTGGACGTCATGGTCCAGTGGAAGAAAGCTTACGAAAGCTCAAAGAAAAATGCGCGTAAATGAATTATTCGATTTTATCCAAAAGCGTCACGACATATATATTATGCGCGAAAAAGGGTATCTTAAACCTTGGACCTCGGATCCTATTCTACAGCAATACAGGTTCTGTAACGTCTATAGAGAGCTGGATACTCAGACAATTTGGTTCGCTAACAACTGGCGCGTACCGAACGCTGAAGATCCAGACCTTTGGTTTGCTTCCCTCGTTTTTCGCTTTGTCAATTGGTCCGAGACCGCTGCGGAGCTAGGCTATCCCGTCCCATGGGATCCGCAACGCTTTAAAGCGGTGCTACAAGGTCGTAAAAGACGTAAATTGAAGGTTTACAGCGCCGCATATATGATATCGACCCACGGAGTTAAGGAAGAAAAATCAAGTTATCTTGCGAATTCTTTGTCTAAGATTTGGCAGTTCAAAGAGCAATTTAGATTTGAGAAAAACGACACGCTTTCTACAATGCATAGAAGACTGACTGGAGCTTTTGACGTTGGTTCGTTCCTTGCCGGTCAGGTTATCGCGGACGCTAAATATGCTGGTGATATACTGAAAGCTTCTGACTGGTGGACTTTTGCAGCTTCCGGACCAGGAAGTCGTCGAGGGTTGAACAGGGTGTGTAACGCACCTATAAACATACCTTGGAAAGAAGATGTTTGGTACGATACCCTGAGAACGCTAAAGAATCGCATAGATCCTATGTTCAAAAAAGCTAGAATGCCTCAGCTTCATGCTCAAGATTTACAGAACTGCCTTTGCGAGTTTGATAAATACGAACGTGTAAGATTGGGTGAAGGTCGCCCGAAAGCAAAATATAATGGAGTATCCTATGAATGAAATTAATGCCTGTAACGTAAACGACGCTGTCAACCTAGGCTTGAGCTACCTACTCGAACATGGTATCGAGGAAGATAGTCGCAACGGAAAAGTTCTCGTAGCTCCTGGACCTGTGATGACAATTTACAGCAACCCTAAAGAGCATGTTCTTTTCAGTCCGACCCGTGACGCTAATCCATTTTTCCACTTGATGGAAGCTCTTTGGATGCTCAACGGCGATAACGATCTAGCGTTCCCCATGATGTTCAACAAGCGATTTAAGGAGTACAGCGATGACGGTAGTCGTATATGGGGAGCTTACGGCTGGCGCTGGCGTAAGTTCTTTGGATCTGACCAAATTTCAAGGATCTGTGCCGAACTTTCTGACAATAAAAAGAGTCGCCGTTGTGTCCTCTCTATGTGGAACGGTATGCCGAATGACCATGACATGTGGGAAGGTCAAGACGATCTCTTTGTCGCCACAAATGGTGGACGGGACGTACCGTGTAACACCCACGCATACTTCGACGTTCGTGGTGGCTTTCTCAACATGACCGTCTGCAACCGCTCCAACGACGCTATCTGGGGAGCTTACGGCGCGAACGCTGTTCATTTCTCAATCCTACAAGAATATATGGCCGAGAAAATTGGCGTTACAGTTGGCCTTTACAGACAGTTCAGCAATAACTTCCACGCTTATCTTGACGTGTATAGTCGCGAAAAGCTTGCCAAGATAGCTGCCGAGGGTCATAGATACGATCATTATTCCAAAGTTTTCGACACTGTACCGACGATACCGCTTGGTGCGAACAATATGTATTGGGATTCGGATCTTAGATCTTTTATCGCCGATCGTAAAGTTCAGTGGGAAAGTAAGAATTTCTTTTCTCAGGTCGCTGGGCCAATGTACGACGCTTGGCAGGAACATAAGGCTGGAGGTACTGAGAACGCTCTGATTCACATACGCTCAATGCCATTCTGCGACTGGCGCATCGCCTGTGAAGCTTGGTTACTTCGCCGTAGTAAAGGAGCTGACAATGCAGCGTAGTTTCATATTCGACGGTGGTTATAGTACACGGTTCCACACCGTGGACGTCCATAATCGGCAGGACATAGCTTCGCATAGTTTTGGCGTGGCGTGGTACTGCGAAGGTCTCTCTGGTGGCGAGGCCTCTAAGGATTTGATTATGGCCGCACTCTCGCACGACCTTGCAGAACATATTGTGGGGGATGTACCCTCGCCAGCGAAGCGATCGTTGGGTCTAAGTAAACAATTTCAAACGCTCGAGGATAAATATTTGGCTGAGAACGGATTGATGAAATATTTTGATAATCTATCTGAGAACGATAATAGGATCCTTAAATACGCCGATATGCTAGAAGGTATGACTTTCTGTCTTCGGGAGCGACGCCTTGGAAATAAAAACGTGGAAGTTGTTTATCAACGCTTTAGTTCTTACATCCTAGAACTTATGAGAGATCCTCAGTGTACCATAACCATGAGCAATCTTGTGATCATACTAGAAAATCTTAATGAACAATGGAAGCAAGCCACAGAATGAACGCAAACGAAAAGCAAGTTGCCGGCACACATTACAAAGGGGAATATCAACACTGGGATTTTGTTGTAGATACGGAGATGCCCTACCTTTTGGGTTGTGCCACCAAGTATCTGACCCGTTGGAAGAAAAAGAACGGCATAGAAGACCTTAAGAAGTGCATTCACTACATAGAGAAGGCAAAGGAAACAGAAACTTACCTCCTCCTGACACCCGAAGTCTTTAGAGCCATAGATCGGTTTACATCGACCACTTTCACGCCCGAACAGTGGGAGGTTAAAAGCTTCAACGATATCTGCACAGGAAGATATCAGAATGCGATTAACGATATAGTTCAGATCATAGAGGAACGTCCTTAAACGCAAAAACGCCGCCGATACGGAACACGGCAGCGTTTAAGCTTCTCAGGAGGAAGGTCTATTTGCTAAGAGCGTCATTATTTGTCACGATCTGCTGCATCGTGCCTTTTGTGACTTTATCTTTCACTGATGGGTAGATCAGATTTCCGACATTTTTGCACGTCATCCCGCATCCACTTACAATAAGCATCACGGAGAGCAACGTCATCCAGCGACATAACTTTCCGCTGTATCTTTTCACGTTTATCATTGGCCTGAACAATCTCCTTTTGTTGCCGTAAGTTACACTCGGCAAGACCAGCCTTTAAATAAAAAGCGTAGCAGCCTAGAGCTAAGAACCCTAGGACTGCTACGAGGCTCAGTTTACTGGGAAACAATTGGCTGTCCCTCTAGTAATTTAACGCAGGCAGCTTTAGCAGCGTCGTTGCTGAGGGCGATCTTTATGGCGTCCATAACCGGAACTCCGGCAAAGTATGCACCAACAGCTACTCCTGCGGCAACAACAAGCGATACGATTTTAATTTTTGTCATTATGTGGTCTCCTTAACGATTTACTTTATAGATGGCTTGACCTTGTTTCAGCTTTTGAAAGTCTACAGGCTTAGTGTTATTTAATGGGGCTGCGCCTGAAGCGAACATAGTCAAGATTGCAATGATAGCAATAGCTCCTGGAAATGGTACCATGATTAGTTCCTCCTATGAGATTTTGTCTTCAGATTTAGGGATACCACGAACTTGAAGACTTGCGTTCGATGGCATATGTAGTCTAAGCCAAGCAAGAGCATCTTGAGAAGAACCCACCCCGTCTTTGCGGCGAAACAACCCAACAAGGATGCAGCCACGAGTATCTTTAATTGTATTTCCAGCATGAATAAGTATGGCAGTTCTATTTGGTACGTTACACACTTCCCACACATCTTTAAAATGAGTGCCGTCGTGTTCTTTTAGTTTGTAAGTCCCTGTTGGAATGCAGGATATTTCTCTCTGATTGTCTTTCCAAGGTTCTTCAAGAGTGAAAACACCAGTTGGAGTTTCATCGTCAAAAAGCAAAACACCGTGAGTCCCGAATAAATCTTCAAACTCACGCTTCAGAATCATCTTTTGTTTCCTTTCTTTTTCTGTAGTCATACTGCAAGCGCCAGCAAACCAAGATAAAGCCGCCAAGAGCCGTGAGAAATGTAAGAACATCTGTTCCAAACTTTAATAGCATGGGTAAGCTCATGCCAGTTGCGCCAATAGTATAAGTTAAAGCTCCTTCTAGTTTATCAATCTTGTTATTTATCATTCTTCCTCCTCTGGTAGATCTCTCAGCTCTTCTTCAATTTCAATTCCGTTGGTATCGTTAAAGTAATCTTGTGCAGCTTGCTGAGTACGAAACTCTGCGTAGCCGTTATCTGTGATAACTCGGTAAACGGTAATTACTGGCATTTTAATCTTCCTATCTTTGATATTGGTAGTATAAGTTATCTACTCGAAGTGATCTTGCAGTAGTCCCTACTGTTTTTTCAATTTGTAGTACACATCGAGGGTGTATTGTGAGTGAAGATGCAATGTTCGTAGTAATAGTACCAACTAAGACATCATCTATAAAGAACGTGACTGCTGTTTTTGCACGGTTAATTTCAATTCTCAATCTTTGCTGAACACCAGCCACAGGTGGGACTGTTGTATTGACTACAGTTTCAGTTCCAGCATTGTCAGAGACGCAAACCCAGTTTCCACTATTAATATCATCTTTATACGCAAACCCCAAGAAGCCGTTATCAGTTCTTGTAGTGTAACCAGTGTTAAGATACATAGTTAACCAAAAACGATTTGTACCATCTGACAAGGTTGGGATGTCAATAGTCGCTTCATGCCTCCTAAATTTATTTGAAGTTGTTAGATCATAGCAAGGCTCTACACTAAAAGCATTGATATATGCCCAGCCCGTAGCTGTTGTCCCAGTCTGTAAATTTACGATTCCTCGGTGTGGATCTGCTGCAGCAGTAGAAAGTGCAAGACCAGCACCGCTACCGGTGACTCCAGCTGAAACTTCATTAGTGGTATCATAGCGTCTAAATTGGTTCCAATATTCAGTAAAGTTAGATCTGGATATTTCAGGACTAATTGGACGCCAAATTGTCCATTTTGTGCCATCGTAAGTTCGTTGCCAAACGTCACCAGAAGCAGTTTCAGTCCATTCTTGAATACGCGTTGCTAATGCTGTTGCAGCATAAATCCTTAAAATGCCCACAGTAGCTGAGTCATAAAGGGGGGCATTTATATAAGTAGTACCAGCTGTGATATAAGACCCAGTCGTCGTTAAAGTGTTCCAATCATCTGTAGCCCCAATCGTGGACGTAGCTGTAAAGCTGCTTGAAGTTGCACCAAGAAGAATAAAGCTTGTACCGTTATAGAACATAAACACTGGTACGTTTGCGGTAAGGTCTCCAGCAGCAATATTCACAAAAGTACCGTTACTATTTTTTGTGATGTTTTTAGTCGCCAAGCCACTGATCGCCAAGGTCGAGGCACCAGTATTTGAGTTCTGCGGAACAAGCGTGACAAGTTGGCCAAGAGCATAGGCGGTTATTGCGGGGTCTGGGGCAATAACATAAGCGTTTACACTGCCAGTGTCTGCGGCAAAGTTGATCAGACGCTCTGCGTTGGATCCCGTGGACACTTGAATGTTATCGTAATTCCAAACGGCTCCGCTATTGGCATCCGCAGCGGCTTGGGTAGGGTACAGCGCCAACTTACACTTCTTTTCAACGTGTGGAATAATTACCGAACCACCAGAAGACACGTAACCAGCGGCATTTAGAACAAAGCTCGTGGCCGTTGTAGCTCCGGTAAAATCCGTTGCCATTGGGATAACAGTGTTTGTTTGAGCGTCATAAGCCTTAAGTACAGCTCCCGAATAAGGGAGACCGCTAGAGTTTACGTATTGCCGAGGCATATATTCTAATGGGAACCAAGTCATTTATTTTTCTCCTTGATAATTTTTAGCTGTTCTTTACGCAAATTTACGAGAGAGTCGTCACCTTTACCCTCAACGACATTTCTATAGACAAGCCCATCGTACCCATTTTTCTCAAGGGCATCTCTCAATAACTCAAAGCCTGCACTATTACTCCGCATCCCTTTTACGATATTCTCATATTGTTCGTTCGTAATACCTTTGGCTCTTCGAGCTGCAGCAGCAAGTTCAATGGCACCTTCCAATCCCCCGTCATCTTCAATTCGTAGCGGATTTTTAATGTTATACTCGATCGTGTACAATTGACCTTTACCATCCTTATATTTCGCACCCAAGCGTTCAGACGCTGACTTTTTAGTCCCGATATGTGTGAAAGACTTAAATTCACCTATATCTTTCGCCCCGCCATGGTAAGCAAGAAGCTGATCACCTATCGTGGCTTTGGGCGAGGCTGTGTTTCGCGACCTCCGTAGTTCTTGATTTCTTTAGCCAAATCTCTTGCTTGTGCGTTGGTTAATCCGAAAGTTTTCGCACGCTCGATAAACTTATTCTGCGAAATTTCACCATCAACAAGTTTCTTGCGAAGATTGTTAAACTCTTGAGCCTTAATTCCAACAAGAGAATTTTCAAGCTTCATTACTTGGCTTGGCGGTGTCTTTGTAGCTGCGCCGCTTAAATCTGCGCCCTCTGCAGGTTGCTTGTTCATCAGACGTTGAGCGATGTTGGTCTGTTGCTCTGTCATAGGTAGTGCAGACATTTTATCGGGAGCCGCTAATTTCAAAGGCGCTGTTTTGTCGATAACACCTTCAGACGGAAGCGTTCTCTGTAGGTTTAACTTGCGCTGAGCTTGCTTGATCTGCGTATCTGTCATTGGCGGCAGAGCTATTTTATCGGGAGCCGCAAGACGTAGCTGCTCTGGATATTCAGGCTTAGGAATATCGACATCCCGCAACTTTGACATCAAATCTTTACCCAAAGCCTCTTGAACTTTGACGCCACGCTTAGCTATAGCGGCGGCATTGGCACTACGCGCAGCCATACCAGCTACCTGAGCCCCAGCTGCCGCAGGTATGTTTCCAGTGGAACCAAGCACGATAGCCGTAAGTCTGCTAGTTAATGGGCCAAGCAATTCAGCGGTCATTCCTGGAGTAGCTGCTTTTTTCAAAAGTTCTTTGGCTTCAGATGGCCAACCTTTTAGATTTCCATTTTCAATGTCCATATACAGTTTTTTGTAGCCGTTCTGATACGCGGCTTCTGGATTTTTCGAAAGGCTTGCCCGCAAGGCGACCTCTTCCAATTCCTTGACGCGCATCTTTGCAGCCCAAATGTTACGACCATTAACCAATGCATCATTTCCGGCAGTATCAACTTCGTCAACAATCTGACGCAATTTTCTTTGAATTTTCTGTAATTCAAGACCGTTAGCTGTTACGCTTCCGGTTTCTGGATTTACAAAAGCTGGAGAGTTAATTTTAGCAGAAAGATTTCTGTCGATGTTTTCAATGTCTTCTAAAGTCATATTCTTACCAGAGTTACCGCTGAACTCATCTAAAGCGTTTATAAGTTGATTTTGTTCTGCAGTGTATTTGCCGCTTGGCAAGGGCTTTGGTAGAGCTTGTTTAATCGAGCTGTCTAGTTTATCGCCAACTTGCTTAGCGTCAAACTTAGCACCAAGATACCCAGCTGTGTCGTAGTTTTGACCAGCCATCTTATCTAGTTCTTCAGTACCCAACAATTTTGGTTTTTGTGGTTTTGGAACCATGCTTTTTGTAAGCGCAGCATCTGAGGAAGCGTTCACTGTGTTTCTTAGGAGCTTTGTACCCGCAGCCAAGCCTGTCGTTGTCC